GATGCTGAAACATCACCACGTTTACCGTGCGCAAGAACGAGCCGATGTCGGATCCGGAGGGGCGCTGAACTTGCACAGTGAGGCGCGCTCGCTCACTCGACCAGGCGCCACCGCCGAGACCGCCTGGCAACGGGTTCCCACTCCAAAACGTGTGCGTCGGTGGCACAGACAGCGACGCGCCGGTTGTGCGATAGGACTGCACGTAGATTTCCCCGAGCAACGTCCGCAGCGAATCATCAATCTGCGCAAAGTTCGGCCCGTTCGGGGCTTCGAGTTTCGCGGCGCACCGCTGACGAACCTGCCACGGCTCATCCTCGGGATAGACCGGTACCGACATCGCGACCGCCCAGTTGCCGAGCAGTTCATCCGCCGTGCCCGGCATCGCGTTGCAGATCGCACGCTCTACCGCTCGCTGCTTGGCGGCCTCGAGCCGAGCAAGCGCGATCTTCTTGGCGTGCACGATGCCAGAGCGGACCGACGTGAACGCCGTGCCGAGCATCGCCGTGTAGTCGAGATACCAGACCCAAGCGTATGGCGTGGTCTCGGTCTTGGTGTTCTCTTTGTCCGTGGCGCCGTCGTAGTCACCGATCGATGCCACGCGAGACCACGCGGGTTGGCCACGCGGCGTCGTGACTGTGGGGTCTCGGCCAGCCATTACCAGATCACTGCGCTGCCCGCGATCGGGGCAGCGATTTGAGAACCAGCGGCGTCAAAGAGTCGGATGTAGATCCCGTCGTTCACGAGCTCCCACACGCCGCGCGCGAAGGTTGAGCCCGAGGCCGTCACCACCGCATGCCGAGGCAACCATCCGCAGGCGATGCCGTAGGGGTCGGAGAACCCGGCGGTCTTCCAACGGAGGCGAACGGTGCTGCTCACCGACGAGTTCAGGTTCGGCGCGTAGGTTGCCCCGGCACCGTTCATGCCGAAGTAGTCCGTGACGACGGGGTTCCCACCGGCGCTCGCGAGTGACCAGCTGAACACGCAAAACGGAGCTGTGCGCTTCTTCGCGACCGTGTCAGCTGCAAGGCGCGCGTGCTGCTCTGCTGTGAGGCCAGAGAGAGCATCGCCACCAAGCCGCGCCGGCAGTGGGCAGAACCCGCCCGTGACCGCCATCAGTACACCACGAGGGTTACGCGCCGATCGCCCAGTGCGGCGCCAGCAGCGTCGAAGCAGGCGACCGTGATGGTGCCGCCGCTAATGCTGAACGAGCCGTCGCAAAATGTCGTCCCCTGAAAGCCAAGCGTGCAGTGGCGCGGCGTCCAGGCAACCGAAACGCCGTAGGGGTCGGCGTAGCCGCTCGCAAACGTGAACGTTACCTTGCCCGTGCTCACTCGAGCGGCACTCGGGAAACCGGTCGGCGCCGCGCTCGCGAGATAAGATGTCGTGCGAACGCCCGTCATCATGTAGACGGATTCGATCGTCGGGGCAGCCGGCGAGCCGTCCGCGTTCAGGTACGTGATGACCGCGAACGGACACGTGCGCGTCGTCGCTTCTGCGTCGGCCGCGAGTCGGCAGATCGCCTCCGCGCCGATGTCGGTTCGCGGGTTGACGACCCCTTGGCTCTGATAGTTCGCTTTCTGGAGGTGGCCACCGTAGATCGTGTGATCAGCGGACCGCGACCAGGCGGGTAGTCCTGTGGGGGTCGTCGTCATGGCTTGACGTACACGCCAAAGTTGTGGGGAATTAGCACGTTCGGCTTCAGATCCACGCTCGCGGGCACCGTCGGCGACGAGACGGGCAAGTAGGAGAACGAGCCATCGTCGATCTCAGGATGCGCCTTGATGAAATCGGCGAGGAACTTCCCCGTGATTCCGATCTGCGCGCCCTCAGAGATGAACGGGTGGCGGAGTCGGCGCGGCGTGTCGCCGTCGGTCGGGTTCACATTCTCACCAGCGCCGAGAGCGCCGAAGAGAGAGAGGAAAGTCTCGCGGTACTTGCTGATCCCGACCGCTGCCGGCGAGATGAAGTCGCCGAGCGTCGGACCGGTGCCGTCGGAGTCAATGAGCGGGACAGCGACTGTCAGAACCCACGCGCCAGAGCTGCCGCTGTAGTCGGTGATGAGCACCGTCCGCGGTGTCTGGTCGCCAGGAGCCCACCAGGTGATATGATGCAGGCCGCGAATCGGCGCCGTTGCCGTCGTTGCGCTGACCGTGAACTGCGTCGTGCTACCGATCGCTGTGATCGTGACGTGCGTGTCGCCAGTGGGCCACGGTGACTGGTCGACCCAGCCGAGACCGTTGCCACCCGCAAGCGAGGAGTCGGGGAGGTCGAGGTAGAGCGCCACGTCGGCCGGTTGCTCGGCGACGGTATCGATCACGCTCTCAATCGAGCCGCTGTTGGCCTTTTGGATCGCGTCCCGAACGAGCTTCACGCCGCCATCGGGCATCGCCCGGTGGAAGTCGTTGCGATCCGGGTCGAACTCGCGAACGACTACGACCTTCTCGGACGCTGGCCCGCCCGCTGCCGGGTAGACGTAGCAATCCTGGACCGAGGGAAGCGTGTTGAACGCGATTTCCCGAAGCTGGCCCCAGTTGCCGCCGCCGGGGCTGTTGGCCAAGCGGTTGAGGATGCGCTCGCGCTTACGCGGCTCGGTCTCTTCGTCGAATCCGCCTGTCAGTGGCGAGGCAATCGAAACGCGCGCCTCGACCGTGAGGTTGAACGGCGGGTTGACGAAGCGGACCTTGGTATTGCTGTCGGCGTTCGTGGCCGAGCCAGTATCGACACAAACGACGCTGATGTCTTGGCCGTCCGCGATGCCGGTCTGCGTGCCCGAGACCTTGCCCCGGAGCCCATTCGGCAGGATGAACTGGAGGCCGTCCGGTGCCGTAATCGTAGCACCAGGCGCAACCGTGACGGTGAGCTTGCCCGATGACGGCGAGGGCTGGACGACCGGGAGGCCGAGCGCTTGGCGCCAGCGGTCAAGGTCATCACCCGTCGCATCAAGCGGTGTGAGCGAGGGCCGGATCGATGCGATGTTCGCGTATTGGAGCATCGACGCGTTCGCGACCGCAGTAGCAAAGAACCAGTTGTCGGTTCCTGGCGCGACGCTCGGCTCGGTGACGCCACTCGAGCGCGCCGCGAGGCGAAAATCCGTCAAGAAATCGTTCCTGACGACCGAGGCCGACTCGGGGACGTAAAGCTGACCGGGTTCGAGGTTCGCCATCAGACTGTGACCGTGTCGGAGTTACCGGTGGTGAGGTCCGTGTAGGAAACGGTCACGTCAGCGCGGCCGGTACCGGTGACTTCGACCGTCACGTCGTCGATTCGGATGTCGTCGCCGATGGGCTCGAGCGCGAAGAGCACGGCACCTTTCGTCCGTTGCTTGAACGTCTGGTCCATGCGTGTCGGCATCTCAAGGCCAACGTCCGGCAAGTGCGCGGCGCTGGCGAGCACGGTTTTGAGCAGCATCAGCACGCGGTGCCGAGTGTTCGGCATGCGAGCGAGTGCGCCGTCATCGAGCACGACGTAATCCCCCGTGACAGGGTCGAGAAAGTTCGCCTGTTCCGGGATGTCGGAGGGTGGCGCCGTTGCGGCCACGGGCGTACCCGAGCCAAACGGCGTGCTCCCGATGCCGAATAGACCGAGGCCGGCCATTAGGTGAACGTCACCTTGCGAACGTTCCCCGCTGCATCCTTGAAGGACAGGGCGCTTTGCGTCGAGGAGTAGTAGAGCGCGATGCCGGCCGCTGGTGTCGAAATCTGCGCGTCGGCAACTGGCAAGAGCCTAAGCGCCTCGAGCGCTGTACTCACCGCCAGCATCGTGACCGTAATGCGGAGGATGAAAACCGTCCCGTCGACCGTGACGCTGATGGCGTAGATACCTGAAGCGTCCGGCGTGAACGAGGCGGTGGCTTCCGTGGCCCCCGAAAGGGCAGAGCGCACCTGATTCGAGTTCGACGGCGCGGATAACGCCCACTGGTAACTGGAGCCGGTCGGCGCAGTCGAAAGGGCTATGGTCTCTCCGACCAGAAAGCCAGCAACTGACACGTCGGCGCCACTCGCAGCGTGCGTTGTAGTCTGCGCGACTGCCGTAATCCCGCTCATTTCATGCCCAATCGAGGTCGATGTCGCCGTTGACGCGTTTGACGCGCGCACCCGGTCGAGCAAGCCCGAGCTTGCCGTCCCTGGTAGCGCCGATCATCTGCTTTGCAGCGAGGTAGCCGACCCCCATCGAGACATAGGCATCGTCGATGTCGGGGCGGAAGTTCTTCTGAAGCCACGACGTGATTTCGTCAGCGGACATGGCCTGTCCGGTTCGGAGGAGCACGTTGTAGACGCTGAACGCCTTCGTGCTGAGCCAGGATTCAGACGCCAACGAAGACTCCAAAGGCCGGAGTGGTTGAGCCGGTAACGCCGACGACCGGAGTGGGGCTCCAGCAGAGCGGGCCGAGCGGGTTGCGACCGCCGAGGACGACCTGGCCCATTAGGTTCGCGACGGCTCCGTGCAATTGCAGCATCGCGCCGCCGTCGGTGGTCAACACCCAGCCGTTAGCCTGGCTGCCCTCAAGGTGGAGACCGAAGCACGAGACCGTAAACCGCTTATTTTCGCGGTCCATCACGATCGCGCAGTCGTCGCCAACCATGATCGCTGCGAGTTGCTTCTTGAGCAGAAGCATCGAGTCGAAGCCATCGCCGGTTGAGTAAACGGCCGTCTCGCCGGGCCCGAGCTCTTGTACGACCTTGGCCGCGCGCGCATCGCGCATGCCGTGAATGACGCCATTGTGGCCGGGCACGTTCTCGTCAACGAGTGCCTGCGCATGGCCGCGATCGTCCGCGGGTGCTGGGTGCGCCGCCACGCCTAGCTGGCCGAAGATCGGCGCGTCGTCGAAGCTCGGGGCGTCGTCGGCGGAGGCGCCGATTTGGGCCGCTTTTGCCTGAACGAGCAGCGTGTTCGTCGCGGGGTCGCGGCGGGCACTACCGATGTCCACTAGGTCAGAAATGGTGTCCTCAATCGAGCGGGCATTTCAACACAAACGTCGGAATGCCCGGGAGACTCGGAATCGAAAGGCTCAGCGCCGGCAGCGAGATTGCTGGGATGCTGAGGTTCAGCTTGAAACCCGGCAAATGGACTCCGAACGTCGGAATGCCCGGCAAGGACGGTGGCGAAATGCTCAGTCCAGGAATCGAAATCGCTGGGATCCGCAGGTTCAGCCGAAAGCCGGGGAGGTGAATGCCAAACGAGGGCAACCCCGGCAGGGAGGGAGGCGCAATACTGAGCGACGGGAGCGAAATCCCAGGGATGCTGAAGTTGCAGCCGGCCACGTTACCAAACGAAGCTACCGGGGCGGACTAGTGATAGGTGCGTCACCGGGCCCGATGTTCCGTCGTTCTCGAACGTGCGCTCCAGGATCCACATCGTCTCGCTTACGTCCTCGATCTCGTCGTGGACGTTCACTAGCGTGTCGACCGCCCATGTCGCGCCGCTCTTCGGCTCCACGTGACCGCGGACGGTGCAATTATAGGTCAGCGTATTGCGAAGCTTCTCGGCGATGACTCGGCGAACCGAGTAGTCGAGCTCTTCGTCGTTGCGGGAGTCGCGATCGCGGTAAAAGAGCGGCTTGTAGACCGGGAAATCAAAGCCGAAGACCGTGTTGTCGCGCTTCTTCGCGTCGAACTGCTTCTCGCGAACAACCACGATGCCGTCGTCGGACGTGATCGCGTGCTGTACTTCGAGAACGCCACCGATCTTGCTCGGTCCGCTCTTGTCGTACGTAGGATATTGCTTGAGCGAGCTCGGCGACTGCTTGCCCGGGTCACTGCCGCCAGTGCGCCCGTGCGCGATCGTTACGGTCGGGATGTCGGTGTAGTCACGCGAGGCCGTACCGCTCAGGATGTTGCCAGGGCGGGAGACCGAGTAGAGCGGGGACTGCTCGTAGTTCGGCGCATCAACGACGATCGAGTCGCGGGTGCCCGCCGGCAGAATCATGAAGCTGTGGCGGGCTACAACCTTGTTCGCAAACTCGAAGACGCCCTCATTCTCGGACGCCTTCGTGTCTTCGAGCTTTGCCGACTTGTAGTGCTTGGCGGGATCCTTCGTGAACGGCTTGCGGCCGCTCATTGCGTTGCGCGTAAGGTTGAAGTTCCCGAAAACCGTCGTGATGCCCCAGGGCTTCAGGAGGTCGAGCAGGAAAGCGCCGATGTCCTGGCTCTTCTTGACCTGGAACTGGGGGTCAACGGTCGAGTCGACGAGGTCGGCGAGGTAATCGCGACCGCTGACCTTGAGCGCGGCCCCCGATTCGCCGAAGCCCTCGATCTTGTCGATGCGCCCGATGACCTGCTGGTTGCCGGCGATGTAAAGCTTGATCGGCTGGAGCGGGCGGAAGCGGCGTCGAAGCCCTCGCGGGTCATCCTCCGAGTACACAACGAATTCCCACGCATCGGTGGGCGTCGTGTATTGGGTGTTGATGCGGTAGGAGAGGATCCGGTTCGGCTGAAACCCGACGCCTTCGAGCTCTACCGTGAGCCGGTCGTTATCCGGATCTGGAGGCGCTGGTTGACCGGGCATTGGCGGGCTTGATCGTCGAGGCGAAGACGCGGATTTGCGTGCCCGAAGGAACGAAGGGCGACCGCGCGAGCCAAGGATTGAGCCGCACGAGGTCGTCCAGGCTCATGCCGAGCTTGCTCGCCAGCGCCGAGACGGTTAGGTCAGAGGCGGTTGTGACGCGTCGCAGCGGGTGGACGCCCGTCGGGTCGGCCCGGTCCTCAAAACCAATCAGCGCGTCACGCAGGCGGGCTGCCTGCTGGATGATGGGCTGGTTGGTCGGGTCCTTGAGCTTGTCGATGCTCGCGGACGCCTTCTCGACGCGGAAGGCTGCATCGGCGAACGCGGCCGCGATCTTGTTGCGCGCTACGGAGACCTGTGTCGTAACGGCGCTGACGGCGTCGAGGGGGCTGATGGTGGGCTCTGGCGGCGTCTGCTGGTTGAACGGGACCTTGGCGACGGCGCGGTCGAGAGCGCCGGCACTGGCCTGGGCACCCTCGAGAGTGCGGATCGTTGCGCCCGGGTCTTGGAGCACGTCGCCCTCGGCTGGCGAGTAGATGAACTCGACCTCGACGTCGACGCCGTCGCGCTTGTTGACCGAGAGGATCTCGCGGAGGGACACGCACTTGGCGGGCAGAGCGCCGTGCGCGGGGTCCACAAGGACGCCACGGGACTGGTCAAGGCAGGCGTCGAGGAAGTCCGGGTAAACCTGGGTGTAGAGGTTCTTCCACGGCCCTTTCGCGATGTCCTCGCGGAATGGGATGACGTATTTGTACGTGGGATTTTTGCGACCGATCGTCTCTACGATCTGAGCCGCCACGAACAAAAACCGCTTTTCAGCCTGCTCGTGGGTGAAGCCGTAGTCCCGCGTCGACATGACGGGGAATTCGATCTGCCGCCAGGAAGCGCGCTGGAGTTGAAGAAGTAAATCCGTCATGTTCTGCTCGGACGGATGAAGTTCGTCGTCGCTGCGCTCGCTGGCCTAGTGCTCTTGCTAGTCGTGCTGCTCGTCGCGGCAGTCATGGACCTGCGGACGGCGAACGGCCGCCTATGCGCGTGCCGATTCGGCGCCGACGCCTGCGCTCGATAACTCAACCCGGCTTGATGGGACCGCCGCGAGGATCGCGCTGGTCGGGTGCCTTCACCTTGGCCATCTCGCTCTGCATCTTGATGGCAGCGTCGCGCGCTTTTTCGATCGCATCGACGAACCCCTCCATCGACTTCGCGGCAACGGTCCGGTTCTGATCCGTCGCGGCGTCCGCCAGTTGTCCACCAAGCTTCGTCGAATCGGTGCCTGCTAGTTTTGCTACCCCAGCAGCGGCCCAGCCGACCGGGCCGGCATACATCGCACCCTTGATGACCGTGCTAAGCACGCTCGCGAGCACACCCGGATCCTTGGTGTCGTTCGCTATCGCAGTCTGCTGGTCTAATAGCTTGGTGATGGCGTCGACGTCGCCCGTCTTGGCCAGTGCCTGAGCCTGGAGGACGGCTGCTCCGCCTTGCTTCATCTGCTCTTCGCGCTTGGCGAAGTTCATTACGTTGGCAGTGACGATCATCGTGGCGACCGTAATGCCGAGGCCACCGCCCGAGAGTAGCGCGCCGAGTTTGCCAGAGACTTCGCCGCTGATGATGTTGCTAAGGCCAGCGCCGGCGATGTCTTTCGCGATAGCGGCCCCGACGATACTGCCGATGCCCGCCAGCGGGTTGGAAGCCACGAACGCCACGAACATGCTGAGCGCGCGCGTTCCCTCGGCAACCTGCGGCGTGAACTTGCTGAAATTCTGCGCGGCCTCGACCGCGACGGGGGCCAGCTGTTCGCCCACTGCCGCGTTGAACTGCTTGGTCGCTTCTTTGATCTGGAGATCGGGGTCTTCGAGGCGGGAGCCCGCTTGCGCCGCGAGCTCTTCGTTGCTTCGTGTCGCGCCAGCAAACTTCTCGAACTCGGCCAGGATGGCCTTTTTGCCAGCTGTGCCTTTCGCTGCACGCTGCGACGCCGGTAGTGCCGCGTTCTCGCGTTCGGCTTGAGTATAGAGTGGCGAGAGGCCACGCGCGACCTTCTGGCTTCGGACGCCGAACAGGTCGCCCATCTTGCCAAGGTCGCCGCCCGTCTTGGTGAGCATGTCCGCTAGGATCTGCTCGGGGGCGCGGAGCTGCGTGTGACTAGCGTCGGTGTAGATACCGATACCCTGCTTCTGGAATTCCTTGGCGTGCTCGGGGATATCGGTAGCGAATCGCGCAACGGCCGTTACGGCCTCTTCGGGGCTGCCGGCGCCGCCACGTTGGAGCGCCATCTGGGCGAGCCCGCCCATCGACTTGAGGATTCTCGCCGGTCCGCCCTGGAACGAGCGGGTGGCGCCACCAAGCTCCGACATGCCGTCCACGAGATTGCGCATCTCGATCGCTCCCATCGAGCCCTGTTGGGCGACGGCGGTCATTACCTCTTTCAGGACGCGAAGCCGCTCCTGCGGATCCTTGACCTGATCGCGAACGACCGTGAACGCCGAGCCAGCCGCAGAGCCGAGCTCGTCGAAGTTGGTGCCGGTCGCGAGCGCCAGCTCGGCCATGTCCTTCAGCGCGCCGCGCGCAGCGCCGAGGTCGCCGCTCTTCTCGTGAAAGTTGGTAAGAAAGTCGAGCGATTCCTCGCCGGTAAAGCCACGAACGTTCTGCGCCTCGGCCGCGATCGCACCCTTGGCGCCTGGCTCCTCAGACTGGTTCGCGAGCATGCTCGCCTTGCGCGAGATGGCAAGGCGACTATCGAGGGCGCCTGCGATGCCGATGCCGCCAGCGATGGCCGCGCCAGCCCCGACGAGTCCGGCGACGTGCCCGACGCTACCGCCGAGAGTGCGCGCCACGCCTCCCCGGATGTTGTGGATGGTGCGCTCGCGGACGGCTTGCGCCCGAAGTTGTTCGCGCTCCTGCTGCTTGAACTGCGAGGCGAGCGCCGCGGACCGCTGTCGGTCGAGCGACATTTGTGCGCGGTTTAGTTCGCGCTCACCACGCTCACGCTCCCTCAGTTCGTTGCGGGCCGCTGAGATGCGGGCCCGCTCGAGTGCCTTGGCCGCAGCCAACTCTTCGCGGTTCGCCGCCGATGTTGAAGCCCGACGTGCGGTAGCAGCTGACGAAGTCTGCGCATCGCGCCCGACGCGGCGATTGCTTGCCTTCGCCTCTTGCTCAACGCCTCGCAGAATGCGACGAAATTGACGGTCGTCGGCACTGATCTCGTAGACGAGTCTCACGTCTTCTCGGCCTTGCGTTTCGCCACGATCTCGCGAGCTTCTTCACCAGAAAGCAGACGATCGCCAGGCACATCCATCGGCAGCGGCGCCGCCTGATCACTCATAGACGATGCGGACGGCGGCTCGCCAGAGGAGCCAGTGGAGCTCGTCGAGCTCTCGGGCTCGGATGCCGAAGTAGGCTCCAAGCTCGGTAGCTCTTGGCCAAGCTCCGTGAAGAGCCTTCGCGCGACCGAGGCCAGGAGTAGGATCAAGCCGGGCCAGTGACGCGAGTCCAATTGTGACAGATAAAAAGGGCCCTTGAGCGGATCGCTCAACCTCGCGATCCACGACTCGGCGTCATGTGCCTCGAGCCCCTCGACGACTGCGAACGTGCTCTTGGTGACCTCGTAGGCGTTGAGCAGAGCCGCCATCTCGAGCTCAGTCAGCGAAGCACGGAGTTGATCCGTGCTGACGAACATCTGCGGGTAGTAGCTGGTGCCGTCGGGACGATCGCGCTTCTCTGGGCTTCGGATAGCGCGCAGCAGCACCTCGTGTGCCTGCGCTTCCTTATAGATTTCGCCGTAGCCCTGAAGCTCGCCGATGTTCTTCGCCGTCTCCTGCGCGCTCTTGAGCGCCAGCATGTTCTCGGCTGCCCGGAGCACCTGCATCCGGTACGGGATCTCCGCCGTGTCGCCGTTCGGTAGCTTCTTTTGGAGCTTCCACGGCAGCGATGGCCCGCCCTCAAGGAGCGAAGACACCATCGCGTTGGCGTCGAGCTGAACTACGTTGGGCATCAGAAAAACAGAAAACGCCTCGGGCAGCGCTAAGGCTGCGGGAGGCGTAGATAGGATCGCTGCGCGCCGCCTAACTCCGAAGAGGCAGCCACTCGACGCGCCATGTTGGCGAGGTGTTTCGGCGCACACCCCGAGCGCAGATTACGATTTTCCTACTTGAATGGTGACATCAAGCCTACCCACGTGAACTGGACCTCAGTGGCCTTGCCCGTGGATTGGCTAACGGTGCACTTGCTGAACACGCCGTCGCCGATGTAGGACTTTTGCCCGATCGGGATCTGCATGCTGTGCACGCCCTGGTCGTCACTCGCGGCCACGAAGTCGAACTCGAGGCCGCCAACGGGGACCACTTGCGAGCCGGTAATCGTGACGCGCTTGGCGCCAGGCGTGAAGCCAACCAATCCCTCAAGAGTTTCGAGCGGCTGGTTGTTTGAGTCGAAGTCCGCAGAAATCTCGGTCTGCGTGATTTGCTGAATCCCATCGATGATGAGATGCAGCCGGAGCCCTTGAAACAGTGCCATAGGTGTCCTTCGGCGGCGGGTTGGCCGCGGGGGCGCGCTCGATTCGCTCTCAGGCGTAAGCGCGCGGAATAATTAGACTATCCGGCTGAGGTCTCAGAAATTCTGAGCGTCGTTTGATGCAGGATGTCAATCGTCCGCCCCGAGTCACCGAGTTCGAGACGGCCGTTGTTGAGCGGGTCGATGTTCGCGCGCAGTGCCGTCTTCCAGTCCGCGGCGTTCTGAATCATGCCGGCGTCCTCGAACTCGTCGATGATCTTCGCGAGGAAGGGGACGTAGCGACTCGGCGTGACGGTCTTCGCCGGAACCTTTTGGTTCACGTCGACGCTGCCATCGGAGAGCAGCGCATCCGGCTTGAGCTTGAAGCCTGCGTAGGTCACCTGATGGCGCGAGAGCCACGTGTCAGCGAAGAGATCCATGAACGAAACGCGGTGCGTCTCGGTCGCGCGGAAGTCGTTCAACGTGCCGGTCGAGTCCTTGCTCCGGCTCGTGCAGCTCATCACCAGGAACGAGCCTGTGGGGTCGCTCGAGATGATGCTGATCCCGTTCGTGACCGCGGTGTTGACCTCGGTCTGGGTCGGAATGTCGTTGTTGTCGTAGACGGGCTTGATGAGCCAGTCCGCGCCGCGATAGTTGTCGGGGACGAAGCCGCCGGTAACGCTCTCGAGCTTCCGGTGAATGGCCAGCGTATTCGCGCAGAGCTCCGCCGCGTCGTGCTCGGAGTTCTCCTGGTTCACGAAGTGGAGGCGCTCGTAGTTGTTGCCGTTCGCGATGGTGACGAGCGACGTTTCCGCGCCCGTGTAGCCCATGAACGCGCGGCAGCGGAGGCCCGGGTTCGGCGTGCTCTTGTTCAGCACGTGGGTCCGGATGATCGTCGCCGCAGCGCTCGACCAGGCCGAGAAGCCCATGTAGTAGTAACGAGAGTTCGTGATGCCGGAGAGCGCGCTCGTCAGGCCCGCGTTCTCGGTCGTCGCGCCATCTGCGCCAGGCGTACCGGTGCCGAGGCCAAGCGCCGCACCCGAAGTCGCGACCGTGATGCCCTTGCCGGGGTCAGGAGTGGAGCGGTAGCGGAGGACGCCTACCGTGCCGTCACCGGACGAAGCGCCGGCCGTCTTGGCCGTCATGGTGACAACGCCAGCGACGTTGGCCGCCGTGAGCGGGAGCCAGGTCTTGGCGTTGATTTGCGCGACCAGGTTCGCCGCAATTGTCGTCGGCGTGTCGGTCGTGGTGAAGGACGTGGTGATGCCTTCGCCGCAAACGGTCGTGGAGACGTTGCCGGTCGAGGTCGGGCTACCGCTGATCGTAATCGTGCCGGTCGCGGTTGCGATACCGGCGCCGCTCGATGCCGCGTGGGGCAGGGCGTAAATCGTAGCGCCCTTGTCGGTGAGCAGGTGCAGGCGAATCAGCCGATGAAGGAACGAGCCGGGGCCCGCACCGTCGATCGCGTCTTGCTCGCGCGAAACCTTGTAGACCGTGCCAGCGGTCCAAGAGCCGGCGCTCGTCTTCGGGGCGGTGTAGAGGACAGTACGGCCAGGTCCACTTGACGTGCTTGGGCCCTGCGCAAAGTTGATTTCGACTGCCGTGAACGGTGCGCGGTAGTCGCTCGGGTAACCGAGAATCGGTTGAAGAGCCATCAGCCCTCAGCTTTCGGTTTGGACTTGGAAGAACCGGCCGAGGCCAGGTCCGGAGAGGGCGCCGCGACCGGAGCGGGAGCGCTCTTGGGCGCCGCAATCCACTCGCCGTCGTCGTCTTTCTTGAGCTCCACGAACTCAACGCCACACGCGTCAGCGGTCGCCTTGTCAGCGGCCCAAACTCCGCCCTTGCGGGCCATGCGGGTCAGATGCTCGGCGTCTGGGCCGACTTCCGGGACTTCCGTCGGTTCAGCGTCAGCGACGAATGCGCCCACTGAGCCCGAGCCTTTGGGGCTAGGCTTGAATGTGCGACCGATGTAACGCGGCAATTGCCCGAAGGCGTTGCCAGCGGCGAACGTCGCCATATGCCCGGCGCGAGCGAGAAACTTGAGTCCCATTGAGGCTCCGTGGAGTTGCCGTCTTGGGCCCAGCGTCGAGGTAGGGACGACGGGTGCCCGCCGGACGGCGCGGCGGCTGCGACGCCCGAAAGGCGTCGTGAAGTTGTTAGAAGCGCGAGGCGATCGCGCTCATGCGGTGGGCCATGTCTTGGCGAAACACGCGGTCAGCCGCGTCAGTCGCGAAGAACATGAACTTGTAGGGTCGATTGCCCGGGTGATTCACCCGTTTGGCGAACACCGTGCGACCATCTCGCCCGATGAAGCGCAGAAGCTTCGCCTTGCGGGGAACGATGACGTGAGGCCGAGCGCCAGAGTCGATTGCGTCCGCGTAGGGCTTGTCGTTCGAGAGCTTGAGGATCCGCCCGCTACTCGTGCGAACGATCCGATACTTCGTCGCCTTCTGGAGTGCGCCAGTTTGCGGCTTGAACTCGGGATGCTGCTGGACGTGCTCGACGCCGTGGCGCCCAGCTAGCTCAAGCGCATCGGCAATGGCGCGCTCGTTTTCGGCGAGCAGGCGATCGTGGGCGCGCTCGAGCTCGGCGAGATTCGCGAGCTGGAATGGCACAGATTAGGCTCGGACGATGATTGAGGGGTCGCCGCTCTCGGTCAGCCCAAAGTCAGCCGTGGCGCCTTGTAGCGGGACCGAGACGCCGTCGTCGGTGAAGCTCGAAACTTCGACCGTCTCGAGCGTGAGGCCGCAGGCGTAATACTTGGGCGTATTTGCCGCGAACGATGCGGGACCGAGTTGCATATCGGCCACTCGGACGCTCCAGAAGCCGCAGCAGTTGGCGCCAGAACCGAGCACGTTCGCGTGTAGAAACGAATTGCCGACCTGCTGCGATCGGTAGGCGGGGTGCCCGCCATTCTCGATCACAAGGTCAATCGTCTTGCCGACTGCCTGAAGGATGTCCTGAACCCGCAGCCGGTTCGCCAATGCGAGCGGGCAAAGGATATAGTCGACGTCCCAGCGCTGAGTCAGCTGGCGAATCTCAAGCGTGAGATCCGAGAACTGCGTTTGCCCAGCTGGGGAGCGAGACACGCAAAGCAGCGGCCAGCCCGTCTTCATCTGCCCGAGCGCCTCGGGGTCGGGCATCGTCGGGAGCTTTTGCTCAACCGGTGAGGTGCCGTCGAGCGCCGAGCCTGCTGCGGCTGAACGCCAGGCGTCGGTGAGCTCAGCTGTGATGGCGGTGGCGAACAGGTCTAAGAGAATGTCGCGCGCGGGGTCGAGCGAGGCGAGGTCAGTGGCGTCGCTGCTTGCGAGCGGGAGGCCGAATTGACCGAAGCGGCGATAGAGGTTCGCGGCGGCGGTCACGGCGTATCCTGCTCGACGGGGACCAGCTGCATGGTGTAGTGAAGCGCCTTGTCGTCCGAGAGCTTGAAGCGTCGGTAAAGCGCGCCATCCGCGTGATGCGGTCCGGTAATGCGGAAGTAGAGCTTGTCGTTCGTGCCGAGGTCTTCGCCGCGAAGGAGCGCGATATCCGTGCCGCCGCCGCCAAACGCTGGCGTGATGGGGCCCACTTCACACGTTCCCGGGTTCAGCTGCCCGACCGTCAGCTCCTCAGCCGTGAGCCAGCGGATCCTCGGTGGCTGGCCGTTAGCTTCGACGATGGGCGTCACCGTCTCCGAAATGTCGTCGCGAGCGGAGCTGGCGAAGCGGACCACGCGCTCGATCGAGTGCGTACGGAGCGCGAACCGTTCGCCTGGAATCGCGCGCTTGCGATTCACAAGCTTTCGATAGCGCTCACGCGTCCGCTCGCCTCGGTTCATCAGTACACCGCGAGCCGCTGACCAGCCGCCGCTCGCTGTTGCCACATGCTCGTGATGCCGAGGCAGGCCGCGAGTTCGTTACGCCAGAAGGTCAGCTGAGAGCCGAGGTTGCCGAACAAGTTTCCCGGCGACTGGTAAAACTCGACCTCGTCGACCTTCTTCAGTTGCCCTTCGCCGAACACCTCGCCCATGTTCGCCTTCACGTCCATGATGCGGCGGAGGTTTTCGCGAACGATCGCCTCCCCGGCTTCGACGGTGACGGGGTAGGTGCCGGAGTGCGCGCCACTCAGTAGGAGCGTGATGCTCGAGCCGGAGATGGCGCGCACCGAGGCGGCTTCCTGGGCGCCGTCCACGTCCACGATGACGCGGTCGAACTGGCTGAACCCGGTAGCGCTCGCGAGGGTGAGCGTGACAGCCATCGGCTCGGTCTGTTCAGCAACAACCGTCGAACTCGTCGTGATGGCACCCGTGAGCAGGTAGGGTTGAATTACCTGTTCGAAGATGCTCGTCGTTCCGATGTACGGCTGATTTACGCCAATCAGATTGTAGCCGAGTTCGGCCTTGCACCGGTTCAGTTCTGAAGCGGTAAGGGCCATGGGGAGCCCTTCCGCTCAGATGTCGCCAAGCAGCATGTTGTAGCCGTACGTGTACGTATCGGCCGATGCGCCTGTCGCGACGCCAACCACGAACGCGACGCGCGCGTAGCGGAAGCCGTACACCGCCTGTGGCGCCTCGAACACCTTGGTGACCGCGGTGTCAGCGCCGGCCGTACCGGTGCCGACGACAGTCGCCGCGGCGTTGCCGATGCTGAACGCGCAGTCGTACCAAGTGGAGTTGTCGTTCGATACCTGCCACTTGACCGTAAGCGTCAGCGTGTTCGTCTCGGCGAGCAGCACACACAGGGCCGAGAGGCCCGAGATGCGCTGCACGTCGCTGCCGACGAAGATCGGGTTGCCGGCGACCTGGCTGCCAGCCGTGACGCCGTTGAAAGTCCCGGTCGCACCGGAGACGTTGAATTTCTTGGTTGCCATTGTTGGGCTCCGGTCAGCTCATGGCTCAGGCAGCCGAGCGGATACCGATCGAGAACGTGTTGTTGGCGAGGCCGAACGCGAGGTCAGCAAGCCACATCACCAGGATCGTCTCGCCGTAGTTGTCGTTCGTGTTCGGCATCACGCGCGGGCGACGACCCATGCCGCCGAGCAGAGCGCCGGGGGCGATGCAGTGGCCGCGGTGAACAGCAACGCTCGAGCTGTTGTTCGCGGTCGTGAGGGTGTTGACCTCGAAGATGTGGAAACCAGCGACGCTCTTCTTGTAGACAGAGCCGAAGAGCACGTTGTACTCGGGGAAGTACTGACCAGCGCGCTGGTAGGCCGGGTCGACCTCGAGTTGCTGAATCTGCGTGGGCGTGAGCGCCGCCATGCGATAGCCGTCGCCGAAGGTCGGGAGGTTCGCGTTGTTGGCGTCCCGGTGAACGCGCGTCAGTTGCTCGAGGCGGAGCGGGAACATGCCGGCCGTGGTGGCGTCGTTGTCCGCCGTCATGCCGTCCGGGTAGGAGACGCTGGACTCGAGGTCGAGCAGCGAAATGTTCACGAGTTCGATGAAGCGCCTGAAGTCACGCGTGAGCTGCGTGCCGTGAATCTGCGCCGCATTGTGAACGCCCATGTTCGCGTCGAACGCCTGGATGCCGTACGGCGCCGGGCGGCTGTTCGCGCTGTCGTAGGGGCCGCCGTAGCAATAGAGCGTCAGGTTCGTTTGCTGGCTACCAGCGGAGATCGGCGTCTGCGTGATGCTCGTGCCCGAGAGGATGCGACGGCTCGACTCCGTGTAGGTCGTATTCGCGAAAACCGGGCGGTTCAGGCGAACCGTGGAACCCGGCATCGCGTTGAAATCGACCTTCGCCGCGATGAGTTCGCGCATGATCGGATTCGAGAGCATGAGTGCTCCTCGATCCGAGGCGCTGTAGTTCGCGCCGGCTTGGGGAACGTAGCGGCCCTGGAGACCCATCGCCGCAGCATCGGGGTCGAGCGACAGCGCCATTGCCGAGAGCCACATTTCCGCGAACGGATATTGAGGCTCCGGCTGAACGAGCAGTTGGTCGGAGGTGATATCGTAGAAGTTCTCGGGCATAGTTGCCCGCTGAAAAACGCCCATTTGTCTTCCTTGCTTTTGTCACTCCGACCTTTGGGCGGAGCAGGTGATTACGTCTTCGGGATGTGGACTGCGCTTAGGTTCGCGAGTCCGTAAGCAGCCGCCTTGAACGGATTCGTCTGAACGAGCTGCGAGTAGATGGCGCGGTGATCCGGCGGAGAGCCGGGCGTCGTGCCCGCGGGAGCTCCAACTGGAGGCGCGGTATTGATTGTCTGCGCGGGGGCAGCGGCTTGGGCCGGCTTCGTTCCGCGCGCAGCCTTCACGGTCGCGAGATTCGCCTCGAGTTCAGCGAGCTCGGCGTCGGAGATTTCGGCCTCAGCCGCCGCGGATTCTGTCGCTGCCTTCGCCCAAAGAGGTGCGAAGTGGTGAATCGCGCGAAGTTGCTCCGCGGGGTCTTCGCCAGCGAAGTCCGTGACCGCCTTTTGCTGGTCGGCCGAGAGCACCATCATCATGCGGCCGGCCTGCTCCTTCAGGAGTGCCGAGGCTCGCGTGTGGGCCTGTTCGAGAGTGCTTGCTTTGGCAGCGGCCTCTAGCGCTCGCTGTTCGGCCGTCTTCTTCGACTCTTCAGCGGCTCGAGCTGCCTCGAGAGCGGCCTTGATCTCGCCCTCGTCCTTGACGCCGAGATCCTTCAGCAGGCCCGTGCGGCCCTGTTGTCTCTCACGATCGAGCCTGGGCTTCAGCCAGTTCGGGTCGACCGTCTCGGGCGCAGCGAGCGGCGTTGCCGCTGCTGGCTGAGCCGGCGGCGCCACTACGGCGGCCGGAGCCGCGGCTGGCGTTACTGCCACTGGTTGTGCGCCACTGGCCGCAGCTTCGCCCTCAGGCGCGTACAAGAATCGCGTCATCATCTGCTCTCCGTTCGCCCGTTACCGGCGGCGTCCCGTTTGGAGTGCTGGATTTACCGACCAGCGACGGCGAGGACTGCGTAGGAATCGACCAGACGCCGTTCCTCGGTGATCTTGATTGCGTTCCGTACAGAAGACTTGCGGACGAGCACCACGGAGCCGACCTTTGCCTTCGTGGTCGGCCCGTTCTTGGCTGGCAAAGCAACTACCGTTGCGTAGATGCTCTCGCGCCAATCGTCGTCGTCGGCTGGGGCGCCTGGGCTCTGATAGCCAGATCCAGACGACGACTCTTCGTCGTCAACGCTGAGCAGCTGGACAATGACGTAGCCGTCCGCTGGTGTGAGATCCGGCGTGGACATCACTTCTTAGCTTCGGCGCGAGCGCGCCCCTTAGCGGCCAGCTTCGCCATCTTCTTGGCGCCGAGTTTTGCGCGCCCAATGGCTGCCGCGAGGGCCCCCGGATCCTTCGCGCCCTTGCTTGCGAGTTTCGACTTGAGCGCAGCGAAGCGCGCGCCGGAACCGAGCTTGGGCTGCGACATAATCAGGAGGCCTTGCGGGCAGGCATCTTGGGAGCTGACGCCTGCGGCAGGTCCGCGGCGTTGCCGGAGACGCGCTTGCGGGCGCGTTCGCCCTCGACGATCGCCTTCGCGTCGCGCTCAAAGAGCACCAGCGATTCGCGCGTCGCTTCCCCGCCGAGCTTCGACACGATCTCCTCGCGGAGTTCGTTGACGGCGTCTTCGGCACGCAGCTTCGCGCAGAGGAGCTCGACCCCACGAACGTGAAGCGTTGGATGCACCTGAGACAGGCGCTCTTTCAGCTGCTCAAGCTGGCGACGGTGCAGATCGTCGGCGCTGTAGCCGCGGCCGACCTCAGACTCAGATACGACCAGCGGCATCAGCTCTCGTCCACGGCAGCGAAGACCATGACGCCGTAGCTCGCTGTTGCGCTTGTCAGTTCGGCGCCCGTCTTATCGCTCAGCTGTCCCGTGAGGGCATCAGACGACACGGTGAGCGCATTGACAGCGGTGCCAGTGGCATAAACTGCCTGGGCCGCCGTGTCTTGACCAGCCGGGCCGGGGGCGCCCCAGCGGAGCGTGTTGGTCTTGCCGTTCTTCGTGGCCGCCGCAATGGCGGCGCCGACGCCAGCAATCTGGCAAGTGTCCGACGCGCCCGTATAGGCCGGGAACGAGACGGAGAGCATGTAGACCTTGCGCGCCTCAAGGCCCGCGAAGCTTGCGCTGACGAGCGTGACGCCGTTGATGGTTCCAGCTTGGACGGTCATTGAATGTACCTCTGCGGAGCCGAAGCCATCGGGCCCGGCGTTGTTCGATTGGTTTTGGGAGGGCCCGACTCAGCCAGCGCGGAGCGCGCGGACTTTGGGTTCGGGCTTTTGCTTCGCGGCCTGAATGAGCCGCTCGAGTTCTGCGAGTTCGCGCTTGAGCGCTTCGTGCTGGCGGAGCTCCACGCGGATTGCCTTGGCGCGTGCGCGGGCTGCCTTGAGCACGCCACGAGGGCTAAGGAACGATTCAGTCGGCGGCGTAGCGCCCGGCGGAGGCAGTTGCCTTGGCGCTACCGAAAGGGCAGGCGCTCGCTCAGGAAGCAGCCTGGCACGCTCCGCCGTTGTCGGTTGACCAGCAACCACCGGCTCGCCATCGTCATCTCGAATCGGGAGCGCGGCCCCAGAGTATTCGCTCAACGGAACAGGCGCTCGGTCACCAAGACCGATGATCCCGCCGATCGTGTACTCGTAGCCCTCGCCCGGCGGACGGACTTGAACGAGCGCCATCAGCTGTCGTAGAGCAGCACGCCAGCTGCCGTGGTGCCGGTCTGCCTGACTATTGCGACCGCAAACGGGTAAACGGTGCCCGCGAGCAGGCCAGTGAACGTCGTGTCAGTGGCTCCGTTGCGGAGCCGACAGACAAGATTGCCAGCCGTCTGCACGTAGACGCCGCAGCAGCCGACAGACGGAGTCTGATCGCCGCCGCCAACGCTAATGGCAACAGACCGCTTATAACTCTCTTCCATCAGCTTTCGTCCGCTTCGAGCAGGGTTACGCCGCGCTTCTTCAGCTCAGGCCGAATCTCGTTCCAAACCGTCTCGACGCCGACCGCCATCGCGTGGTGATGCCGAGTGCGGTGTTCGACGGGATGAGCCAGATAGAGGATCGCCTCCGCCGGTGCGCCGTCAGGATTTCGAGCTAGCCACTTGCGAAGTGCTCGAGCCGACTGAACGCCCTCGAGAATCCAGGGGCCAGGTTCTTCGAGCCACCGAGACTGGAGCTCAGAGGCCGCTGACCAGCGCTCTACTTTCGGCAGGGCGGCGAGGCTCGGGTGTTCTTCGAGTTCTTGACTCGTCCGGACACGGTGACCGGTCGACGCGCCTAGCTTCTCGGCGATGGTCGTCTTTCCCGAACCGGGCCCGCCAACAATGACCAGCCTGTGATACCTAGCGTAGCGGAGCAGGTGGGCGAGCCCGTTTAGAACCCGGTGCTGCCCCGGGTGTGGCGGGTAGAGCTTGACCGGGCTTTGCGCTTGGCTCGCCATCGTTAGGCTTGTCGCCGCCCTTCAGCTGCGACAGGGCGGCGCGCATCTCTGCACTAGCCGCGTCCGCGCTCTTCTGCTGCCGCTCGTCGGTCTCCTTTTTGAGACCGTCAAGGTAGGCGTCGACGTTATCGATGCCGAAGAATGGCGCGAGCTTCTGAACCGCGACCTTCACGGTCAGGAACGGAACCGCGGAGTTCAGCGCCGCGACGACCATCGTGGTCAGCTGCGCCTGCTCGGCTGCGTCCGGACGGAAGTAGTCGCCCCACTCAATGCGAAACGTCGGCGGGTGCCATTCTCCGTCTTCGCCCTTGGCGTCGACGAGAATGTCCTTCGCTTTGGTGGCCCCGGGGACCCGAAGCTTGGCGTTCTTGGTCAGCACCGCGCGAGCGATGCGAAGCTGCATCTCGATCGCGGGGCCGAAGAAGCGTTCTTCCAAGTCCTCGCGATACTTGTCGCAGCGGTCGATCTGTTTCTGCTTGATCGCTTCGAGCGTCTTGCCAGAAAGCTGATGGATCGACTTCATCGACTCCGGATCAAGCAGGACGACGCCGAGCGTCTCCATGAGCTTCATCCGAAGGTCGCGGCAGTTGTCGTCCTGAGCCTTGAGTGCGTCACCGGGGTAGAAAATCGCGCCGAGCTCGGCTTCGGCTGGATACTGGTAAACGTAGCCAGGCCCGCGCTTACGCGCTGACTTGCCGCCGGCTCCGCCGCGATCGATGAACGCACCAGTTACCGGGTTCGACGGGCTAGGTGTACCACCGTGTTCAGTCGTGACGACTCGAGGTGTCACGCCGGTCTCGGTCGGGTTGTAGCCAATCGGCACACCGATTTCGTAAAGCTGCGGCTCGCTCAGGAGCGCACCTCGGTGCCATTGGCTCCGAGCGATATCGTGAGCGCGGATCTCGTCCGTGATGTCGGCCTGGATGGGCTTGCCATCCACCGTGTTCACGGCGACGCAGCCGCGCATGAACGGGTACCAGACGACCGGGCAGAAACCGAAGCCGTGCGTAACCGAACGGTCCGGGTTTACCTTCCAGGCCGGTTCGGCACCAAACTCGTTGGCCTCGCCGGGCAGATACTCAGTGTCGTCCTTGTCGTCGATGACGCGCTTGTAGAGCAGCGTGCGGACCGACCACTTCTTGGTCCGCGGATCCTTGTACTGCTCTTGGTACGCGTACTGGATGACGAGTTTCAGCACCTTGCCCGTGGCGTCAAGCGTCGGCTCGCACCACTTGGCAGGGATCAGATCGTTGAAGGGCGCGTTGCCGCGAACGCCGAAGACGAGGGCAGCGCTGCCCGTCCCCATCGCCGTGCTGACGGCCTCACGGGAGGCGGAACGAAAACTCGACTTCTTGTGCCAGCCGAGCAGGAACCGATCCATCACCTGCGACTCTTCGGGGTCGAGGCCGTCGTCTTCGTCGGATTCGTCCTCGGTCGGCTTCGTCGTGAAAGACGGGAACCTGCTCTGGCTAAGCAGGAGGTCGATATAGCTATCGATCGCGATCCCGGCGACCGGATATACGATGCAGGGCGCACGGTCCCAGAGCGGAACGTCGTCCGACCAGAAGCTAGGCATGCCGTCATACTGGCGGCCATCGACCCAGCGCTCGTACTCGCTCAGCTTCTTGAACCGCGGCGAGGAGTTCGCGCGGAAGATTTTGTCGGCCTGCTCTTGGCCTTCGAGCTTGGTGTCTTCTTGCATGGCCCGGCTCGATCAGCCGTTACCGGCCACTCACGACCCCGCGGTAGTTCTGTGCTCGTCCGAAGCGGCCCACGGTGAGATACCGACAGCTGTCCATGCCGTGGTTCCATCGGTCTTCCGGCATCTCGTCGAACGTCCCGTCCGAGAGTTTCTTCCGCCGGTACTTGCCGAACTCGGCGATCGTGTTTTTGCACTTCGGCGAGATGTAGAGGCGAGACCAGCGGTCGCCGCGCTCCGTCTGGCGAATGAACATCAGTTCGGCAACGCGCCCGATGCCGCCCAGGATGTCGTTGTCGGTGTTACCGACGAACAGGCCGCTGGAGCGAAAGTCGTGTGCTCGCTCGGGCCGCGAGGGGTCGGGCCAGAAGGTGACGCGCCCGTACGGCGACGCTTTCCGGTTGAACTCTTGCGCGCGCTGGTCCCAAATGTGATTCGGGATCTCGCTCTCGTAATACTCGTCGAGTAGCCAGAGCGTCGCGTCCTCGCCGTGGCCCTGAACGCCAGCGAGCAGGAGCACCGCCGGGTCAGCCCAGCCGAAGTCGGCCCCGACGTGGAACTCGCGAAAGTGCTCGAGTGGAGGAGCTTCGCGAACGTGGAAGGCTTCGTCGAACGGGTAGACGAGGCCTTCGCCTGCGTCAAACGAGCACTCGTACTCGCGATCAAACGACGCCTTCGGCATCGTCGCGGCAGCAAGCTTGACCGTGTGCTGGTCAACGTTCTCGGGCGCGTCACGATACGTCGCGTGTATCGAGTGAAAGTGCTGGAGCGCTTCGGCCTGCTCGGGAGTCAGATCGCCCGGGTTACCCGCTCGCGCCTTCTCACCTTGCTTGCCAGCGTCGAACAGCCGCCAGAGCAGCCCGTGTCGAGCTCGCTTAGGCGTCCCGCTCGCGATGCGGATCTTGAGCGACCATGGCTCCGTGAACCACGGCGTCACGACCTCATCGAATACCGATGAGTCGACGTCGTCCGCCTCGTCGAGCAGCACCAGGTCAGCACGGATCCCGCGAGCACGCTGCCCGCCGTGTTCCGAAGCCGGGAAAACCTGTATTGAGCTACCGCCCGGGAACGTCGTCGTGAACGTCGTCTGGTCGGTCTTTCCACCAAGAAAGCCGAATTGCTCGCGCAGCTCCGAGAGCATCGCGCGGGCATGTACGTCACGAAATTGCTTGAAAGTTGGGAGAAGGAAGACAATGCGGATGCCGCTGATCTTCCCGTCCGCCGTCGCGCGCTCGCGGTATTCCCACTGCGCGATCAGCAGATAGCAAAGCCGGCGGATGAACCAGCTCTTGCCGACGCCGCGCCCGAAGGCGAGCGTCACCGTCGCGCCCTCGCGAATCACGCGCATCGCACGTGACTGCGGCGCGTTCAGCCGTAGCTTCACGCTACTCGCTCGGCTCGTCGAGGTCGGTCAGGACGACTTCGATGCGCTGCGGCTTCGGTTTACCGTCAGCCCCGCGCCCATCCTCAATCTTCCGCCCCTGCATGATCGCCTGCATGAGCTTCGCCATGCTGGCCGCGTACTGTGGGCCGGGATCCTGAAACGTGACCTTGCCGGCGCCGCCAGCGAGCATCCGCTCAAGCCGCTCGTCGGGGTCCTTGTTCAGCCGCTCCATGCAAAGCTGGAGAGCCGCGACAGCCATCTGCTCGGCGTCAGGCTCAAGCTTGTCGCGTAAGCGTCTTCGAGCTTCTTGGAATTCAGGGTCGTCTAGTGCCCTACTCCGAAGCTCGTACCCTGTACCGATTGGTATGCCAGCCGCCTTAGCGGAACCGGCTACATTTCCAGTGACGAGGTAGTGCTTTCGGAATTCGAGCTCTACGTCATCAGGCGTTCTTGAGCCTTGCATCTTGCCATTCGCTCTCCCGATTACCGAGAATTACCGGTCTCGTAACCGTTCGGGTGAGCGCATCGCTGCGCTTCGTTAGTTGTTTTCGTCGTCGCTCAGTGCCGTCGAGCAAGCGTCATCGCTCAAGTCCAACAGCAACCACCCGCTCCGCCATCACCGGGCTAACCCCAGCCGCTAGCAGAAGCAGGTAATCCTCGTCGTCCCGCTGAAGCACTTCCCGGCACCGTCGCCAGCATTCGTCGCAGGCACCACCGCCCGTCTCGGCTGCTTCTCGGCAACGGAGACAGGGGCAGTAGGCCATCGCTAGGCCGCGTCGTCCGGTAAGTCCACCCCGTCGAGACCAGCTCGGCGGAGTGCGGCATCGGCTTGGTCGCCGAGCTCAGTGTTCTCGTTGGCCTTATCGCGTAGCATCGCGGAGACACTCGTAACCAGCGGCAGGGCAGTGTGTTCCTTGCCTTGCTGCATAGCTATCGTTGCTTGATGCCGGCGTCTTGCCTCTCGGCTTAGCTGCCGGGTGTCGATCGTTCGGAGCACGGAGTCAGTTCGGGTCAGGCGCTCGGCATCCACCCATCGTTCAGCATCGCTGCTAGGACGATCACGGGGGTGGTCTCTTTGCCGAGGAAGTACCAGCGATCGTCGGTGAGGCCGTAGAGGAGCTCAAGTCCACAGATGACGTGGTCTTCGGTGATGCCCTCCCACCAACCGGAGTCGTCGTGGAGATCGGATTCCGGTTGAGGGGTCATTCCGTTTCGGCCGCGGTAGGTATTCGTGACCGGTAAGGTTGGGGGCGGCCGGGAGTCATCCGGAAACCGCGCGAGGGCAATCCTCTCATCCCTTAGCGCTACCGGGAGTGCTTACATGGTCTTTGGTGGTCTTACTCATTCCGAGCCTGACCGAGACCTCGCGCACGAATTCGTTCATGGTTTCGGCTATTTGCTCGTCGCGCTCCCAGAGTTCGTTCAGGCGTGGCTCAACATTCGCGGCCACGTACTCGGCCGAAGCCTTGTGGACCCTAACGTCGATGCCTTCGAGCGCCCGCTTTACCTCGCGCTGCATCTCATTGACCTTGCTTGGCACCAGTTCGGGGAACCAGCGGCGAAGCATAGAGCGAGTCAGTTTGCCATACTGTCTCTCAGTGCCTGCTGCCCTCACCATCAGGGTCTTTTTGAGCGCCTTCTCCTTGGCCAATACGCGGCGGCGCAAACGGCGGCCAGCGGAGTAAGAGTCCCCCCAGCCGACCCATGCCGCCGCTTGGCGGAAGGTCATTAGCCCGAGCTCCGGATCGCTATTCATCGCTGCTTGGCCTTGTTGTAGAGACGGTGAGCGAACTTCAGCACTTCTTTGGCCTGGAAGTCCGCAGCATCAAACAACTCCGCGCGATCCTTATCGCCCTTTCGACCTTGGTCGGCTCGTTCGTTTTGGAAAAACTGCTCGACCGGCACCGATCCCTTCCGCCGTTTTAGAAGCAATCGTCCAGCCGGCATCAAATCCCAGAGCGACAAGAGGCCGTTCGCGCCCTCTGCGTAGAACCGCTCTAACCCAGACCTGGCTGGCACGGTCGACTCATGCGATCGAACGTACTCGAGCCGCTTTGAAACACGCCCAAGCAGTGCCACGTCCGATTCCCCGAGTGCGTGGCTGGCGCCTCCGCCGCGCTTACTACTACCAGTTGGGTTAGCCTTCCATTCGTCGGCCCGGTAGGTTGGCACCCACGCCGGCTCGGTCTTGCCCTGTTTACCGAGACGCTTGTCGATGATCCGGACGGCCAGAGAGCCCTTCGCGTGACTCTCCGCATCAACGACCCAGCCGGTGCCGCGGCAATCTCGACATACACGCTTGCCGTCGGCCGCAGGTGGGAGGGTGGGGTTATCCGCGGCGAAACGCTCCAGGATTGCAGCGAGCTCTGGGCTCTGCCCATTCCCGTTGCCATCCTCAAAACCGCACCCAGGCCGCTTATATTCGGCGTTGCCGCCGCACCGTTCACATTCTCTTGAGCTCTTCTCGTCCGTGAAAAGCTTCATCCTGGCAATCACAGACCCAGTCGGGCTCAACCCGTAACAGGCCGCGGTGCCGTTCGTGCGGAAGTAGGTTCGCAGGTCGTTCTGATCCTCGAACCCGAGGTACTCACTGAACTCCGCAAGCTCAATGAGACGACGATCGATTACTTGGCTGTCTTCGACCAGCGGTTCCAGACCGCTAGCCGCATCAGTCGGTTCCATGTGTTATGCTCTCCAATGACGCCGCCCAAGTGTCACCGGAGGCCCCCTTGCCGAGAGGTTAGGGGGCTTTCGCTTTTATGGCCTCACCGCGGCTCCCATCGAATCAGATCCCACTCGCTCGTCGAATACCGCGGCAGCCGGGGCGAGTCGTGCGCGATGCGGATGGTTCCCGTTGCTGGCCTCGCCGCGCGAACCAATCCAGTGAACGGACAGCGCTGGACCCCATCCTCGCCGCGGATCCAATGCCGGAAGTCGTCGGGGTCAATCTCGAGCGCCACGCCGGGAACAGAGTCAAGCAGCTTGCTTGCGGTAACTGCGTCGCTCGCCTGAACGCGCCAGCCGCCAGCCGGCGCAAACGCGTACGCCCGAATCGGCTCGGGGACTGGCGCTAGAAGCCCCGAGGCCAGTGCGAGAAAGGAGCGACGATTCATCGCCACCCCTCCGGTACTGGCTCACCGGTCCATGGATTCACTTCTTCGACATCGGCTCGCCCTGGCTCGAAACGGGGCGGCGGAGCAATCCCCATCAGCTGCCAATAACCGTGATGCTTGTTGAACAAGGACCACCGTCTATCACCTGGCCGCAACCTTAGCAGTAGCATCCCGTTGATTCCGTCGCGAACCTCGAACCCATTAGGTCCGTGGTTCACGTACGAGCGAAGATGTCCCTCATAGTCACCGGCCGAAAGGATGACCTCGTCCAGCGTGGCCTCTTCTTTTTGCTCGCTCATACCTTCGCCTCCCGCTGCACAACCCTCTCCGGCCACCAGAACTCACTTCCCCACCATCGAGTAATCGTTATCCGCGTCACCACCCCATCGGGCCCGACGCAAAAGTCGACCGTCTTCCGTTCCAGCATCGCACCAGGCTGAGCCTCCGGCACCGCCATCGCCCCATGCGACAGCGGCCGGTGTTCGGGTGGGATGGGAGGGAAGCGTTTCACGGCTCCATCCCCGCATCCCGCCTCGCCTGCGCAAGCCACGCCCCGAAAGCGTCGATAACCTGCTCCGGCGTCTTACAGAGCCGCCCATTCGCGAGGATGCGACCCCCAGCGAGAAGCAGGATCTGGTTGTCGTCGTAGCCGAAGGTCCACTCGTTGGCGCCCGACATGCCGAACTGGACGATTGGCGTGGCGTCGTCACTCGTGCGTTGCTTGATCTCGGTTTCCATCGAATTGCCTCGCCTCTTTCGCAAGTACCCCTGCACATTCCGCGGCAGCGCCTTACCGTGGTGGAACTCGTCGAGCCACATCGCGACGGCGGTCATGTATTGGATATCGAAGCTGTTCGTTGAGCCAGCGTCCTCGATCGCTTGGCGGATGCCCTCAATCCGTTCGCTTGGGAGCTCCCTCACGACGGCCCTCGAAACCTAGTCATCAGTACCTCTTCGCCTTTTCTCCGATGCCACGTGAACTCGATAGACACCGGAGGCGCGACAACACTGGCGATCGCCATCTCAATCGACCCCTTACTACCAGTCGGCGCCCGTCCGCGCACAATGCCGAGCATCCGCGCCCGCAGGTCTTCGTCGCTTTCGCCGCCGAGCTTGTCGGCTAGCTTGCGCAGAAGGCGCGCGGCCCATTCGCCGAGAGATCTCAACGCTGCACCGACGGCGGCTTCAGCGGCTTGGTCATCCATTCCGGACACGCCGGCACAGTTCTACTCGTGATCTGCACGCTCTCCCGTGGCCTAACCGCCAACGTGTTGAACTTGGATCTTGACCGGGTGTCCTTGCGGCGGACGGGTTCGGTGGGGAGAGGGATGGAGAGTTTCATTCTTTCTACCTTTGCTTCCTAAGCCTTTAGACTCAGTTCCCATCGCTTGCATGCGATCGCGGCTTGCGATCGAGTGGCAACCGTCCCCCCGTTTGCTAGAGACTCCAACTCCTCTGGAGTCCATCGACTATGCCTCACCGCCTTAGCAGACCCCTGTAGCCACTTCTCCCGCTTGCGATTTAGGCAGATCTCGGCATCAGAATACAACCAATGCCCGAGCCTTACGGCCGAGGCATGCCCGGCGCGCATTCTCCAGAAACCTGACGATACATCGCCACGCTTGCTAACGCTTAGATGGTGACCGTGATCAGTGATCCTTTTGGATAGGTCCTCCAGAAATTGTCTTCCGGAACAGACCAGCGACCATTCCAGATATCCACCGCGCAGCAATGAGAAGCTGCCGTCGCCGTCTGACGCGCCACGCACAAAATGCTTGAGCGTTTGATCGACGCCCAGTGGAATGAATTCATTTCCAGTCTTGTTTTGCGTGAAGCCAAGCTTCAGCAGATGCGGCCGCAGTCGCGACAATGCGATCTTGTACATGCACTGAGGCCCATACCCAGACGGTCTGGTTACAACAGAAATCTTGTTCCGGTAATCAAGCGCGCCAGCAAGGTCTCGAATTAGTTGCTCGTCGGCCAGGGATATGCACACCTCACGCCCCGACATCCACCCGTCCGCCATATAGAGTCCCAGGAAATAGGACCTGAGTGGCGATTCGCTCGCCAAAAAGTCAACGTTGTACGGCCGCTCTAGTCTCATGCGCCCGCGCTCATAGCTCAAGGGTTAGCCCGGGGTTGAAGCTCGGGTTTGGGTCCGACGGATAATATCCCCGAGGATTGCACACGAGCCGCGAGCCGTTCACCCGCAAGTCAACCGAGCTATGGGTATGACCGAAAACCCACGCCGCCGGGCTTTTGCCAACCAGGACGTGCGCGGCACCACCGAGAAAGAACTGATTCAGTGGCGACGATGCGTACTTCGGATCAATCGCAGCGGTGTGCGGCAAGTGATGCGTCACCACGACATCGCCAGGCT